TGGCTTGTTCATCTATTGTTATGATTGTTATATCTTTTGAAGGGGTTACTTGTTCGTTGCCAAGTACATAATCAAACGATTTAAGGCGTAAGATTTCTTTGAAACCAGGGTCTTGTAATCCTATATAAGTCAACAATACCAAAGTAATAAAGGCAGTTGACCAATGGGTCAAATACTTCATATTATTATTTAGTTAAATTAGTCTTGTGTAACGGTCATAGTACAGAAACTATGTCCACACCAAAAATCACCAGAATAACTTTTATTATTACCTGATTGTGTGAAATACATTGATGATCCATTACTTGTTCTACCATCAACATTTATATCAAGTGAATTATTATTACCTATTTGATCTATGTCTATAATAAATCCATCCATACTTACAATGTCAAAATCAATATCATTATCTATGCCGTCTTGCACAGAATTAAATGTACCACCATCTGTTAGATTGTCAATAGTAAAATTCAAATCGTTAGCGTAACTAGGATTTGTCCAACATTGAAATAGAAGGTAGAGTAATATTCCTATTATTAGATATCTTATCATTTTTTCTACTATATACTTTCTTACTTTTAATAATCCGCTGTTTGTACTTCGGGCTTTTTAAGTCTCTTGCTATCGGGTTTCGTTTCTTCATTTTTTTTCTTTGTAATCTTTTTCATCTTCTCAATATATCTACGATATACTGCAGCCTCTGCCGTCTTGCCCATAACTCTGGCACGCTGTTCCATTGCAATTGCAGCCTGTATCTTATGTGCATGTTTTTTACCACTACTCTCTATTTTCTTTACACTTGCCTCAGCGTCTTTTACTGTTGCGAATTTCAAACCATGTATTGTACCTTTTGGATTTTCATCTGTGTACAAATCACTATGTTTTTTGCTGCCCGCAGGTTGACCTTTTTTTCTAGGTATTCTTGCGTTCTTTTCTACAAACTGTTTAAAACTTAATACTTCCCACATTATTGATACTGCTCTATTGTTATTTCGTTATCTTGCCCACCAAGTTCAAAATCATACATTTCAAACTCATCTTGTATTATATTTATAATATATCCATACTCTTTGTCAAGTCTCAACTCAATATATGCCCCACTTGCAGCCTCTCTTATCCATACCCATTGTGGGTCTTCATCTAGTATAATTACACCAGTTTCTGGATCTTTACCAAGTTTGATTTTACCTACTACTCTTTGTTTATCAAACTCATTTGCCATTTCTTTTGCAAGTTCTTCATTGATTTGTTTAAGAATATCTGCCAGAAAATTTTGTTGTAGAAAATCTATATCAAGTCCTGTTACATATAAGTCCTCTTCTTCTTCGAGGTAGTCTTGGTCTAAATCATCAAATTGTAGAAAGTCTAAATCTAATGCGTTTGCCACTGCCTTAATTTTCTTTACATAGTTTTCGTCTTCTATCTCTTTAGGTTTAGAAACTATCAACATGTTATTAATCATGTCTATTTCTAAATCTAATTTTACAGGTGGGCTAGGAGGGTTCTCTGGCACATTTACCTGTGTCGCTTGAAATGCCTGATTGAGTATGACTTGTCCTGCGGCACTCTCAACACTAATCTCACCAACAACACAATTACCATTGACATCACAGGACGGTAATAGTATAATAGTAGAACCACCTAGTTCATCTATCGTCATTGTAAAGTCTGTGCCTCTTACACCTATTGTGGCTGTAGGTGTTGTAATCTTTATATCTTGTCTGGAGTTTTTTGCAATCTGTCCTGACGCATATCTAACTGTACCAAGTGCAGCCTTTAATGTAAGTTTACCTGTACCACTGTTAGGATCAAATACAAATTCATCTATGATAAGTTTACTATGTTGGGTTACATCTACTCTGGTATCATCTACAAATAATATACCAACTTTACCATTACCAGTTTTTACTGTATCGTATTGTTCTATTTCTAATTCTTGTTCGATTGTTATATCTGTTTTATTACGGTCGATAACTCCGTTACCTTCTACTTGGTCTACTTCTCCTATACTGGCCCACAAAGAGCCAGTATAGAATATTATTAATAATATTAAAAGTCCTCTAATCGTCCTGTGATATGTCAATATCATGGTTGTCACCTACTGTTGTCAAATTGATTATGTTATCATACAAACCAGATTGTGTTATATCTACATCAGCGATTGATCCCGTATGGGAATGGACTAAGGTGTGTCCGTTAACATCACCATTACCATTTATATCAATTAAATAATTATTTGTATCACCATTAACGGATAAGGTTAAAATAGCAGATGTTCCATCTATTGTCGCCGCAACGACATTGGAATCACTACCACTTGCACCTGTTATACTTACAGTTGCGTTAGCCGCGTCTGCTGTCTCTCCAATATCAATATCTAAATCGTTACTGTTACCTGCCCATACAATTGAAGCAGTAGCAGTAGCACAAGATGAATTGTTTCCTGCACTATCACAATTAAAATCAATATCGTTTGAGTTACCAGTTGTGCTAAAAGTACCTGTAAAAGTTGCTCCGTTCACATCAAACTTTAGAACATTCGAATTACCAACTTGATCAATGTCGATAGTTGTAGTTGCCCCAATAACACTTGAAGAAGTGGTTGAGTTACCTACTGTGTTGTTCTGTCCGTCTTGGGTAATGTCGAGGTCAAGCGTAGCACCTGATTGTGTAACATATATATCATTCGCCATTACCGGTAAGGCAAACAACATAATCATTATTATAATTTTAGCGTACATGCTTTTTACTCCTCTATTTTAAATTTCCATAAGTCTACCAATATACCCTCATGTATCATATTAAATACAGCGTGTTCTATTGTACTTCTTATGGCGTAGTTTACTGGTTCATTAGTTGCGACACCAGTTTCTATTTCAAGCGCTTTTGTACTCATGTCTAAAAACCTGAATACATCTCCGCCACTTGAATATGACGCTATCGTTTTTGTCGCTGATACGGTTAACAAGATTTCTCCTGTCTGTACAGAAACTAAACGAAGCGAAACTGTTACTTGGTCTGTACGATATTGTTCACTAACTCCAATGCCAAAATATCTTGCACCAACACCACCAGATGTAATGTTCGTATCATATCCTACAATACCACCTTCTACTATAAGTCCTGCAAATAGTAAAGGTTTTAATTGGTTCTTTACATCACTCTCACCATCATATAGTTCTCTTGTACTTCTTATAAGTTGTCTCTCTTTTATGAGAGCATCTAGTCCTTCTCTTTCTAATACTCTAAACCAAGGTTCATTACCACCAACTGCCTTTAATGAGTTGATGACCCATACTTCTGGTCCTTGTGTTACTGCCGTAGATAGTTGAGAAAATCTATCGTTAGGTTTTCTTTGTCCTGTTTTGTCAGGAAAATTATATACAGCAATTGTAATCTGTGGTTGCCCTAGTTCTGGTATATTTTTTAATCTTTTAATTGTTTCTGTTTCTAGTGTGTAAGGTGTTTCGCCATAAAACACACTATCAGATTTAGTTGACGCACAACCAACAGTTAAACAAAAGACCGCAATCACCGCCGCTACATGTGGAAAAGATATAGACATATTAAAACTTGAAATCGCCTACAGGCACACTCATGGTCGTTGTAGTGCCATCTGGTGATGTAATTGTTAATGTAATAATTTCTGTGGTCTCATCTTTGACCCAATAGATTGTAGAACCCTCAACTTCAGCAGTACCAGAAGTTTCACATTCAGTTTCACATTCTGTACCAAACATATTGTCAACCAACTGTTTAGATAGATTGGCATATATTCTACTCTCAACATTCTTAATAAACTTGTTGATAGTAGTATTGTTGGCGTCTCTTTCTGCAGCCGCAGCCGCAGACCTAGCATCGTCCGCAATATTTTTTTCTCTACTGTATCTTAATTGTTCAAGTGATAATACATGGGTAGAATAACCAGACCCAGAGAAAGAAGGGTTGGCAAAATTATGTATTAGTTCACTTGTAATGCCAGGTGTCGCCAAACATAATATAAGACCTAACACTAAAAGTTTTAGTGTATTCATATACTACTATTTATAGGGATCTCTTGTTTTATAGCGTAATTAGGGTCCTTGCGTTTACGAATAACCGCAGGTATAATTTGTTTATATGTCTGCCACAATGTCAATGGTTTAGGCAGTTCGTGTTTGATAAGTTCGTGTAATTTAGGTAGATTATAACTTGGTATTGTAGGAAACATATGGTGCTCGATATGATACTCCATCTTCCAATAGATGAAACTGAATATAGGATTTAGTCTTACTGACCTGGTAGATAGTCTGTGGTCTTTTACATCTTCTGGTAAACCATGATGTTGAGTTATACCCCATACAATATTAAGTGTTGCAAAAAACTTTGGTACTAAAAATAAAAGTATAGGTAGTAATGACCATGTTAGATATGACCACAATATAATACTCAACCATATGCCAACAAATATTCTACTAGACAACACACACTTCCATTGTTCTTTTTCAGGTATCGCCTCTGTCATAACTTTAGTTCGAATACCTAATGCGTGTTGTATAATCTCAACATATAAACTTTTATGTAATGTAAGAAAGGCACTACCTGGTACAAACATTAATAGAAAACCAAATAGACTTGGTTTATTAAATATCTGTCCATCACTTTCGAAATCGTGTGGGTTAGTTGAACCTGTATATGTATGATGTAAAGTATGAGACCATCTCCATCTTACTGGTTCAAAGTTGTCCATGTAACTGGCGATGTTATAGAAAAAATCATTGAGTTTTCTGGACTTGAATGCTGTTCTATGACCACACTCATGCCATATTGCATCAGAACCACCCCATAGTGTACAGTAACATAGATAAGGTAATATAAACCACCAAGTACCAAATGTATAGTAACATGCGATACCAAATGCAAGTAGTAACCAGAAGTAAGTAATCATATGTTGCCAACCTGGCAAATCACTTTTCTTACCTAGTTCTTTGATTACCTTTCTATCTATGTTGGGTTTGTACCATTTCTCCATACATACTATTTATGAAAACCAAGTAATTATCAACACTACCCAGAATGCTAGTAGTATGGTTGATCCTACAATGATGGCGCTAGTCTTCAGGCTCTTTAGGTATTCTATCTTTGTTTCGTTGTTCATTTTCTCTCATTTCTAATACGGTGTTAAGTTTAGACCTTAATCGTATTAAGTCATTGTCTAGCATTCTAATACGATCTATTAGTGCTATTGTTGTTATCTGTGCTTTATCAAGTTTTTCTATAATCTGACCAGTAACATAATTGTATATGAAATAGATGAACCAACCCATCGCTATGGCAGCCACTGTGGCAAAACCATATTGATTTAACATTTCAATTATTGGACTCGTTACTTCTACTTCTACCATGTTCCGCTTTTGTTATTAATATCATAACACCTATTGATACAGGTGTACCTACTAAACATAACAACCATGCCATGCCTAGTGTCATTAATCTTTTCTGGCATCTTCTTTGCCGTCTGACCTTGATACTCTATCTAAATCTGGTCGCAAGTTTAAGGCACTTGAAATCAGTATGTCTAGTTTTATCATATCATGGTTCATAGTTTTTATTCTGTTATCTAAAGCAGATATTAACATTGTGATAGTTGCAACTTGCCCTACTACACCTGCCAATATATACTTTAGGATTATATAAATGAAAAGACCCATCACCATGGCTGCGGCAACGGGTAATCCAAAATCTACTAATATTGTAAAAAATAAGTCCATGCTCTATTTATATAGAGCACGGACCATAAGTTGTGGACTCAACAGGAGAGATTAATTGTTGACTAATTTGCTAAAGTAGTTCATAGTATCGTCTTCGTCTTCACTACTAGGGGGAGTAGCAGTTTCAGGTATTGACGGTGCTGTTTCTACCTTAGTTTCTTCCACAACACTTTCAACCGCACTTACAGGTGGAATATTAACTTCGTCTGCGGTTGCGGTATTTCCAGAACCAAATACAACTCTTTCAAATTTCGCTTTGAGTTCATCATATGATTTAAAGTTTGATTGGTCTGAAAAACTTTTTAAGGAATATTGTTTCTTCCAAAGTGCTTCTATATCTTCATCACTCTCTTTGAGTTTTGATGGTGATTCAAATTCTGATTTATCATAATTCCAGTAACCATCTACCTTACGAATTTTAAGTTTGAAGTTTGCACCTTCCCAAAAGTCAAATGGGTTAACTGCCTGTTCATCTTCAAATTCAGGTTTCATCGCCTCAGTAATTTTGTCAAATATTTTTTTACCAAACTTGTAAAGTTTTACTTGACCTTCATTCTCTGGGTGTGCAGGATCTGATACTACAAAGATGTTAGTAAAGTATGATAACTTTCTTTTTCTCTTTCTAGCAATTTCTTTATCTGCTTCAGAACCAGTATTCCATAATCTACTATTCTCTTCACCAACTGGATCTTTATTACCAAGTGTTGTTAAACTGTTTTCAATATACCAACCACCAGGACCTTGAAAAGCATGAGACCATACTCTTGCCCATGGTAGTTCTTCGTTTTCAACAGCAGGTAAAAATCTTACAACAGCATAACCATTACCACTCTTATCAAGTTCTGGTTTCCAAAATCTTGTATCGTCTGATGAGTTTTGATTTGTTGCTGGGGTTGTAACTTTTTCTAGTTCTTTAGTAAGTTTGTCGAAGTTACCACGACTTCTTTTTAAGTTTGCAAATGACATATTATATCCTTTATATTCGTTGTATTTGTATTGTGTCTATATAATCGACTTTATTATATATACAAGTTTTCACCTTATATTGAAAAAAATATTATCATTTAGCCGTTCGTGGGATTCAACTGGAGTATTACCCACAATTTTTCAGGAAGAGTCCAAGTCATACTTTCGCATAGATATGGTCCCTACTAATAAACAAACAGTTAGCGTCTTGAGGCGTTTGCCCACTACCCTCTAACCACTTTGCTTTATGCCCTCTTAAGCATTGTTCAGCCAGAACGATATAAAGTTTGCAACCAATATAATTCTGCTAAATGATAACTCTATTATAACACAGGTAGGCTTAAAAGTCAAGCGCTAATTGTGAAATAAATTCATTTTTATACACATAATTAAGGTTTGGTATACTATCCCATTGTGGCATTCTACTACTAATTTTAGTATTACCTTCTGGATTTACCTTAACAAATTGTATATCTTTGTATCTCACCATAACTCTACCCATTTGTATAACCCAGTTTTGTGGGGTTACTGAGGACTCGTCTGCATTGAGATACCCATGTGTGTCTTTGTAAAGATTATTAATAAAATCTGTGGTACTGTACATGTCCATGCCTATCAAATAACATGTCTTTGGTTTTTCTACTTTACAACCTATGTACATCGCCGTTGCACCAGATGACCAACCTGGGTCTTCAGGACCTCTTGGTTCACCTTCCCAACCACCACCATAATAATCGTCCATAACTTCTTTTAATTGTTTTATCTTATCGTGTCCATATAACCATGTTATATAAACATTTTCAAATCCTTCACCTTTCCATCTATCAGTTTTTCTATTTGTATCAATCGCTGATGTGCCATGTATTACAAAAGATAGATAGTGTCCTTCTGGATTATATTTCCATTCTCTTATGTTAGGATTTTTCATATTACCAGTTTGTGCTTCTTTCATCATATCATAATGATCAACTGGCATACCATCCCAACTTCTAAAGTAACATGAATTTTTATGTGCATAACCACTTTGGTAAATTTCATGTTCTAACATTGGATCAACTGCAATCAAACCATCTACTTCATGTTCTCTAAAGATAGCGTTACAACCATAAACTTTACCTTTTGATTTTAATAGTTCTATGTCTATGTCTTTTCGACTTTCACCATTACCTAATATAAATAAATTCTCACTCATGTTTTACTCATTGATATACCAAGTCTAGGTGTTAAAGGTATTACATTATGTCTTACACCTTTTGGTACATAAATTAAATCACCTTGTCGTAATACATAATGTTTCTCACCTACTACCCATTCTGTTTCACCTTGGCATTGCCAGAAACAAACATCTACGGTGTCTTCATGTTCACCAAATGTAGGTGCAAGTGTTGTTAAGTTACAATATAAATGTGCTACTTTATAATTTAATCTTTCTAAAACTTTCTTAACTCTAGGCAAATAACTTATATTATGAGTAACAAAGAAACCAGGTGGGTTAGATGATTTAACTTCTAGTCCCTGTTTCATACTTTTATCATAATCATGTATTGCTTCTTTCCAAGTTACAACATC